CTCTTCTTCAAGTTTATCGAAATCCCATTTTGCTTTTTCTCCGGTTTTATTTGCCAAAATTCTATATTTTCTTTTCTGTTCTTCAGATAATCCTGTATATTTGATCACTTCTGTTTTATCAAAACCAAGTTCTTGTAAAGCCTTTAATCTTGTATGACCAGATAAAATTACATTATTTTCATCAATTTCAATCGGAGCAAGATTTTCACATTGCTTGATTGATTCAATCACATCCGCGACCGCATCATCGTTGATTCTCGGATTATTCTCATATGGGATAATATCCGATAACGGTATTACTGAAAATTCTTTTTTCATTTACATTCCTTTCAGATAATAAAAAAGGCGTGTCTGCTTTTTACAGAACACGCCTTCTTAGGGTCAATGTTTTTACATATTATAACACAATTATTTCAGCAATGGACCTCACAAGCTACAGCCCATATCAATTCTGCTTTCGCTGCGTTCTTCTGATTCTGTTTCTTTTCTTCTGACTTGAGCTTTTCCTTCAGATCAGACATTGTCTTTTGATATGATTCACGTTTCTTCATAATTGATTCCGGGCGAAGTTCCGCTCTGCAAACAGGACAGCTGTTATGGTAGGTTCTTCCACAGAATTTTGTTGATAATGAAGATCCGCAGGATTTGCATTTGACAGTTGATTGAACAACACCTTTGTAATGAGGTTCATCAATTTCTGTAATTCTTGTCGCATATTCCATAATCCTGCGTTCAAGATCGGCAATTGTCTTGTTCGGCTGAGTCTTCGGGTATTTCTTATACCGTACTGCAATTTCACGGTAATTTCCGAAAGTGCTGTCAAGATACTTTTCTGCATCTTCATAGCAATCAAATATTCGTGTCGTAAAATTGACATCAAGATAATCGTAGCCGTACCCACCACGTTCCTGAAGATCGCAGTTGTATGTTGCCCATTCACCACATTTCTTACTGATTTCTCTTGTTGACATCTTTTCAGGAAACGTCAAAATACTACAAGCGTGCCCCATCTCATCTTCTCCTTGTTTCATTTCAAAACAACGTCATCTGCGGCTCGTCGTGCAGTTTTACAAGCTCATCTTCCCGCATACAAACCGCATACTGCTTTTTACCCCATAAAACCTCAACAACACCATATGCGCCAACACCAGCAACAATTCCCATCCTATATCTGTTCGGATCACGCACTGCTTTCTTCATTGCATCAGTCAGTGTGACCTTATCGCCTCTTTCAAATTTCATCTCATCTCCTTTTTTTAGTCACCAAAATTACAGCGATTATATCCTTCCGGCTTGAATACCCGATACTCGGATGGATTCGCAATCTTTATTTCATCGAAATCACCACCAATAGAATTGACAAGTTTCAGAAGATTATCAAGATTCCATTCAAAATGGCGATATTCTTCACTTACAGGATACATAATGTAATCCTGAGCAATATGGCCGTCTTCCATTCTGTAACAGCTGTCAATAAATCCTGTCCGTTCAAACTGTGCCCATGACTGCGTATTTTTATTCTTCCTGACAGCAATCAGTTCCAGATAAATTTCCTGACCATCCTTCAGATGAAAGGCAGACCGAATCCGTCCTGTCCCAACATCGTTCATGTCATCAAGTATCGCACCTGCACGTTCAAAAACCAGTGTTTTCATCTTCATCTCCTTTCTTACATTACGGCTTTGCAGCGGGTCAGAACCGTCTGCTTTTCGCCATCATATTCACTGTGATCTTTGATCGTTCCGGTGATTTTCTTCAGATTTTCGTCAATGCACTTGCTCGCGAACCAGACCAGCGTGTTATTTTCAGGAGTAGTGAACTTGTAAAGATGCGTCCATCCATAAACCGTTTCCCATGAAGTGACCAGTTTCACGTCTTTGACTTCAGCGGTGATCCGTTCGCCAACGTTTCCAACATATTCACTCAGACCTTTCGCTTCTTCACGATTCTGTTCCTGCTCCTTCTTCTTCATCAGGTTCTTGAAAGCGACAGGTGCATAAGCCAGATACCCAAAAGCATTCATTCGGCAGTACTTCGCATCAATCAGAGTTTTGACGTTTCGCAGAAAGTCGGTCAATTCACTGTAAGCAACCTTGCTCAGTTCATCCTGCATCTTCTGAGCAAATGCTGTTGCTTCTGCGGAAGGTTCGCAACGTGTTTCGTACATCAGTCTGGACTTTGTGCTCTGATTCTCATCGGATTTCACGTACCCATGTTCCTTGATGATGTCGTAGGCTTCTGCAATCGTCCGCAGAACATCGAAAAGATATTCACCACTTCCGGCGAAATCGTATTCATCAATACCGTATTCCTCAACGATTTCATCGGTCAGTTGCTGGCTCATGGCAATGATTTTCGGATCAATTCCGCAGTAGTCTTTCAGGCAGGTTTTGCCGACCATCTTGCAACGTCCTGATTCATCCTTGACGATGAAAGCGAACCGTTTTACACGATGTGTTCCACAATGTTCGCAGAATAAATCCGTTGTGTACCAAGCAATCTCCGGCTGTGATTCATCGAACATCTTTACGATGTTCTGCTGATAACCAACTGCTTCAATTTGAGCAATGACCGTGTAACCATCTTTTTTGATGATGTCGCTGTCAATCGTAATTTCAACCGCGAACACCTTTTCCTCGCCAGTTTTTACCTGAGTGTGTTCTTCGACCTTGTAAATATTGCGAGTCGTTACAAATTCTTCGGAAAAGCTCCAGTTCAGATGATTCCCGTAGGTATTAGCTTTCTTTGCCAGTTTTTCGAGCTTCTTCTGAAGTTCGTCTTTCGCAATTGCGGGGATGGTGTAAGTGTTTGTCATTGTAAGCTCCTTCCTTTATTTAACTTAATTATATACAAATGTATGCATATGTCAAGTGAAGAAATGAAAATTAGTTATATGAATTTTCTAAAAAGCGGATCATCTTTCAGACCCGCCTTTTCGTCATACTCTTGTGTTCCACATTTCGGTGACACGCTGCATTGCTTTCTCGATAACAGAAAATTGCGCGCTCCCTTCGATTTTTACCCGTGTCATCTTTTCGATCTTACAATTAACACAGACTACTGAAAAGTCTATGTAATCGGCGCCTCCACCCATCTGAGTTACCTGTACTGCGGTTGCGGCTTCTCCTCCGCAGAACGGGCAGGTCTTCAAATCCTCGCTCATTCTTCACCTCGTTTTTCTGCATAATACCGTTTCAGATCTTCTGACAGCCCAAGAGTCAAGATAATCTCATTCCATTCATCGGAACGCTTTTTAGCGAGTTTGTATTCAAGATCAGAATCGCAGTTTTCCAGACTGTCATTCGCTTTGATTGCCATCTTGAATAGACGTTCTTTCGCTCCATCACTGATTAATACTTTCATCTTTCACTTCCCAATCAATGTGTCTTTCAATGCAAACTAAACATGGATCATCTACACAACGAATATCCTCAAAAGGACATGATGCACTTTTATAGATAACTTTTAGCAGTTTTTCTTTTTCAGATTTCGTGCAGATTATCTTCATCTTTCACCTCATTTTGTCAATGGTTGTGCAAGCCATTCCAACATCCGCGGTCCTGCAGTTTCTTCTTCCTCTTTATGGATTCCGAGCGGACAATCACGAAAGAATCGTTCATCTGGCTTTCCTTCTTCGTGAGCGCCGCAGTTGCATTTGTGCTTCTTCCAGTTATATTGGATACAATCTCCACAACAATAGATCTTCACATATTCTCTCATTTGTTCTTACCTTCCATCATTTCCAGACCTGACACCACAACTCGTCTGTGAGCTGCTGCTATTGCTACAGCATCCGTGAGCAGAGTATTCGTGCAGGAGTAGTCGAGCGGATCAGATGAGTACGGACATCTTGTGCAAACCATGTCTGAAGTGCAGTTCTTCAATCCCTGAATCACGGCATCAATTGAATCCAGTTGGTGCTTCAGATTTTCCACGATTTCAGCATTTAGCTTTTTCTGTAGTTTCTCGAACTCTTCTGCACTTTCTGGCGTCAGCTCGAATTTCGCTTCATATTTTGTTTCGTACAGACTTTTCAGGTCAATACTCGGATCTGTCTTGATTTCGCATCTCTGCATTTCCGAGAACCTCTCTACTTTTACAGGTTCTCCGTTTTCGTTCATCAAAAACAGCTCGTATTCGTTATTTTCATCCGGCGGCATAATTTCACTCCTATAATATACAGACTTCATCCTGATTGACAATCCAGACAGGAAACCAACCATTGCCGTAATTCGGTTTTTCCTCACCGATTTCTGCGATATAACCATGAGCTTTTTCACCATCATAATTACAGACCGTGTATCGGCTCCATCCGTCTTTGATTTCTGCTTTCGGATTGATTTCAACATCGGTGTTACTCAGATTATCCATGTCTACGATGTATCCGATGACAGCAGATTTTTCTTTACAGACATATTTGGAAACTACATAATAATTGTGATACAGACCGTCAATGCTCAAGCAGTCCCATGTGAATTTTCTATTGCTCATTTTCCAATCCTCGCATAAATGTCACAGTACGTGCAGTCGAAAGCATCATCAACTTTTTCAAGAAACCATGGTTGTTTCGCCAGTTCTTCACCACCGTAGTAACTCCAGTTTCTACCTCCGATTCGCGCATGGATATAGAGGACACCTTCCTGACCGCAGTATTTATTCCAAATTGAATACTGTCTCTCGTAACGTTTTTTCTCGTTGTGGATGTATGTTTTCAGTATCTTCCGTTTTTTTCCATGAATATGTTTCCAATTTACTCCATCATCCACAGTGTAGTAATTGAGCTTCCGCTCATTAGCTCGACTGTAACACCGCAAATTTGAGTATGGTGTCCATGACGTTACGCTATTACACAAATCCTCAACACACTTCTTTTCAATATCTTTATACATAGTTCGTATATCGACAGGTTCTTCAAATTTCATGTTCCGCAGCCCCCTTAGTCTCGGAACGCTGATCCCGTTATCCTTCATGACTTGCGACAAGTCGTCTATTTTTGCATAGGCTCCCAAATCCATTTTTCACCTCAAAACCTGTTTACTGTCACGCCTCGGAAACATTTTCCGATCTCTCCGCGATCATTCTTTCGTGCTACATGCCAGTCACAGAAACCAGACTTGTAGTTGTCATCAGCATGTCTGCAAGCGTCACAGAGCAGGATTTTCTTCCCGCATCCTTGACAATTCATTACATAACCCTTCTCGATGTCATAATCGTAATAGGCATTTTCATGTTCGCAGTACGGACACATTTCAAAATAATCGGCAGTTCCGGTAAACATCATTCC